ATGCGCTATCTGCTATGTCTTATCCCCCCTGTGGCTATTCTTTCCTGTGGTAAGCCTGGTCAGTTCCTTTTGAACATTATTTTGACTATTTGTGCGTATGTACCTGGTGTTATCCATGCGATCTTGGTTGTAAATCAATATAACGCCGATAAGCGAAACGACAAATTAATCAAGGCTATTCAAAACAGCAAACAATCGTGAATCATGAGCCTGCTAATACAGCAGGCTTTTTAAATTTCCAAACGCTTGGCATTTTATGTTCGAAACAGAGCAGCTAGCCAATACGTTCGCCCTTATCCAATACAATCCAACCGGCTCCGTCGATCCGAACATTACTTTTTTCTGCATAAAACAATTTCTCCCCTTTGCCAGTAATAAGGTTTATATAGCAAGGAGACTTGATCTTCCCCTCATATTTTTTGACCAGCTCTTTGGCCTCTTTAATGCCAATGCCTGTGAACGTTTCGCAAAAAAATGCGTAAGTTTCCATCATGTGTCACCTCTGATGTGGTTTGGCATAATATTACTACGAACATTTGTTCTTATCAAGTCTTGTCTTCGTTTTTGCGCAGATGTATCATGGAACATATGTTCCATTTCACAGGAGGTTCTACACATGGGTATCCTGGAAGCTATCACGACAGAGGACCGACACTATGTTAAACGATACATTATTATCCCTTTGATCATTGCTGCTTTCGAAAGGGACTGCCGTTACATAAAAGAGCATTTAAAGACGCCCGATCCGTATGTGGATGCTATCAAGCTGGCAACCGAGAGAGCCTGGGCTGATTTAAGAGAAGTGAAAAAGCACTTCTTTTTCAAAGGCTTGAAGGTTTATGAAGAGAAGCGCACAAGGCTTGGAATTCTAGCGAAGTTTAAGTGCCGAGGATATGAGTCGAAAATGGAATTACGGTGGGAGTATATCACTGCTGAAGCGTCTATTATGATGCGTAAGTACCTGGGACTGGACATCTCCTCATTTTATGACCCGACCCTTCCGGAGCAGCTGAAAGAACGATATTAATAAAGAAGGATTTTGAAAATAGCCGCCGAAATGACGATTTAACAGTTTGATTAAAGGAGGCTAACCAACGTGTGGCACAGAGAATTGAAAGCGGCCATTAATAAGAAGCAGCCGGTGACGATTCGGCTAAAAGATGGTGAAGTAAGGCAAGGTATTCCTGAGCAATGTACCGAATATGTAAAGCTGAGGATGGATAACGGGGTTGTATGGATACCTACGGCTGATATCGACCATGTTAGTCGCCTGATACAATTTCAAACTAAAAAAGACCCTGCTGGCCTATAACTGGTCCGCAGGGTCTTTTGTCGATTTTGTTGATTTTATCAGCTTTAATATAGAGGTATTACATCTTTTTTGTCGAATCTTTACTTTTCAGCAGAGCTCTATATTTTAATTCTCTCTTAATAACAACATAAAGGTGAATAACCAACATGGAAAACAAAATCAAAAAAGCAATCGCTTGACTCATCACTCTCACCATCATTTCTAGGAGGATTTGAAATGAAAGAAACAAGGATAACCTCAGGACCAGTTGAGATTATATCGACCGGTTCCGTTATTGCTTATTGGCAACAGCCAATTGAACTGAGTGTAGTTCTGGAGGATTTCACTCTCCAACTTATTTTTAAATTTGAAGAAACAGAAGATAAAACAATGAGGGCAGTCCCCACTATAGTCGAAAACGACAGATTAGAGATTCTATTCACAAATTATTCCTCATCTTTGGGGACGGGTAACGCACAACCATTAGGGATTGGTAGTTCGTTAGGTAGGCAACTAACACTCAGTTATCGTATTTATACCTTGACTGAGGGTGCTGACAAACTGCTCCATTATACAATCTATCGAAGAATGGAGGAGTAACAAATGGAAACACCCCTCCAACAACCTCAACAGGGGGGCATCTCTGTTGATCCGAACACATTTTTAACTGGAACTACGAGTATACATACGCATTTAAATCAAGAAATATTAGTAATTACTGCCGACAAACTTGAACTTGCTTTGGCAGAACACCAGAAGTGGGTGCGAATTAAAACTGATTGGATCACACCTGCCTCGATATTTTTATCCTCGTTAGCCGCAATAGTGGCTGCCGACTTCAAGAACTATGCATTCATCAACGCAGAAACTTGGGAATCAATGTTTCTTCTGATATGTATAGTTTCATTCATCTGGACATCAATTACTTGTATCCGAGCGTTTAAGTATAGAAATAAGGGCAATTATTCGGAATTAGTAAAAGAATTGAAAAAGGAAAAAGTCATCCGCTAGACATATTTTAAAGCAATATAATTCGGTTGAAGTCGGTTTTAGGGATGTTTTTCGGATGTTTTCTGGATGTTTTTCGGATGTACAGAGCAAAAGTGACCCTGCCAGTCTATGCCGGCAGGGTTTTCTATATTTACTGAGTATCCAATTCGCAGTCTTAGATTTATTATCCCAGCCGATCTTAGCACCGATCGCTTCGCCAACAGCACGTAGAGGTACATATACCGTACCGCCTTCTAGTTTCCCATCCTTGATCGACTTTCCATTTACAATCACGGTAACATTATCACTCACCGCAACATCCTCCTTCTTTAACTCATTCAATCGTCCCTGAACCGCCGCCTTAAAAGCGTACCAACCGGACCATGTGCCGCCATCATACATTAATCGCGGGCATATCTTTCGTGACCAGTCCCAATGTCGCCGGAGTCGATCCACGCCCCAACCTCTTACCAATAACATCTGAGCAATTAACGTCACTGCATTGTCGATTGTCTTCGCGTAATTTCCGCTCTCGCAGATTTCAATCCCGATTGATGTCCGGTTACCACTCGCACTACCGCTACCATCGCCAGCATGCCATGCATTTTCATTTAGTGGAATACATTCGATGGCTTCGCGTTCGTCTACAACAATGTGATACGATGCTTGCACCTTGTTGGACTGGTTCGTTAGCCAGGCGCGTTCATTTGCTGCAGAGCTCTTCTCGTTCGCGGTATTATGGATTGTAATGGTTGTCGGCGACATTGCGAAGCCTGGACGGCGGTTGCAAGCCGTCCCCTTAGGTATGTGATCTTTTCGGTATGTGAAGTTACTCATCGCTTACCTCCGGCAAACCTGCCAAGCTCGTCAAAAAGCTGGTGATAGTCGCCAGCAAAACCGTACCGCCTACCACGTACCAATCGACCTCGTTAAACACTGTGGTGGCACCGATCACACCAATTGCTGTTTGTGCTGCCGTCTTAATTGCCCGGATGCCTGCTGCTTTAATCCACTTATTTGTCATTTATAATCATCCTTCCTTTTTAATCTCGTCCAGACGCTTATGCGCTTGCTTTGCCGACTCCTCGACCCGTGTTAACCGTTCCGAAAAATCATCCATTCGCCTACCGATATCCCGAAGATCCACGCGAATGTCCAAAATGCCGGATTTAATATAGGACACATCCGTTTGTAAAGATGCATCCGCTGTCGCCTCCTGGGCAACCTCATCTTTGAAAGCCTTAGTTCTTCCAATCCAGCCAAGCAACATGCCGCTAATGGCACAAATAGCCCCAATAAGTGTGATCATCACATTGAAATCCACCCTTCTTCCCCCTGTCTCTCTTCGGATAAAAAAGCCCCTGGACCACTCCAAGGGCATAAAAAATACGCCTTACGGCGCTCGCTATGCTGCATATTCGATTCCGGTAATTTGCTGGTACTCCTCCGCCGTGATCATCTTGGCCACGACAAAAGTTTTCAGGCTGTCATTATCATACGATGGATGCTGATTATCATAATAACGCTTGATGATCGGATACCACATTTACACTGCACCTCCTTTCAGCGCAGCCACTTCGAGCAACAGGCTCCCTACGGTATCCTCAAGGGAGGCTATTGTTGCCTTATCGTTGGCATTCTCCAGCAGCAGGGTTCCCATGGTTGTGTTCAACTCGTCCACTTCTTGAGTCAAAGGCTTTCTATACACAGGCGGTTCTCCTGGGTTACCGGAATATAAAAATTCAATTTCTCCAGTTTCAGGGTTGAAACGCCAATCAGTAGCCATTTCGAACTCTTCCTTATGTTGACCAGGCTCGAATGTGGTCATCTCTATGGCTTGGGGGTCATAGCTTTGTAATTCAATATAAGCTTGGAAATCCTCTTCTTTTGTGGATTCCACGCCTAGAGACATTTCATTACGCTGTGCCACAATATTCCCCGTGGATTTAACCCAAAAGAAACGGCGACCTAAAGGTTTTACCTCTCTCATGATTGAATGATCCTCCTTTCTATACACCGATTACAAGATAATCTCTTTCAACTCCGGCCCAATCACCCGTAATACCAAAATTGACGTAGTTTGAACCAAACACGACATTGCTTAGATTGGCGTAATTGTATTTCGAGTTGTTGAGGTTAATATCTAGCCTTCTGGTATATTGAACGGTATTGGTATCGGTTAACCATGCACCTACATATCCAAAAGCATACGCTCGATCTGTAAGGGTTTGCTCCGTTATCATATACATGATCAGTACCTTTGGCGTGAACGGTAAGTTTGTGATGGACCGATCCTGGTAGGTTGGTAACGTTCCGCTCAGTATCTTTAACCCTGTCTCGATTTGACCGATTTTTTGAGCCAATACCGCAAATTCATCGCTACCTGATGCCGCTATTCCCTTGCCGCTAATGGCGGTAGCGATCGCCTGTTTCCCGTTAGCGACAGATTGAAAAAGCTCCTGCCAAACGCTCCAAGTGCCGTTGGTGCAAGTTCGCTGGTAATAGGTGTTATTGTTAAAATCATGTGCTTTCTGAATAGTCCAGGCACCAGGATTTGATGAGTGGGATTGTACTTCGATATAATACCATCCATTTCCGGGTGCATTAATTAATCCAGTCCCATCATAAAATCCAGTTGTTCGAATATTGTTGAGATTTGTTCCAGCAGCTAAAATCAAACTTGCACCTGAATCAGTTGTCAACCTTTGTTTTTGCCAGGTCTTCCCGTCAACGTAATTCTTCGCATTTGTCTCCGCTGCGTTCGCCTTTGCCTGCGCCCCTGCCGGAGTTTCTGCTGCATCTGCCTTCGCTTGTGCCGCGGCCGCAGCGTTAACTCCTGCGCTCCCCCGGTCATATGCATCCTTTACGGCCTTCTCGGTTGCAGCCACATTCTCCCGCGTGCCGTTTGTGGCATTGGACAGCTGCACGATACCCGGTTGTGTGAGCGACGCCCCTGGGATATCCGGGTCCAGCCCTTCCAATGCCGCAGCCAATTCATCATGGGTTACGTATGCCAGGTTACGATCCACTGTCAAAGTGACATTTGTCGCGGTTCCTACGTAAATGTACATATCAATCGTTTTATTAATCACATCACCCGTATTTGTTGATGGGATGTAGTCAGCAGTATCACCGGCATTCGCATACCAATATAAAATCTCTCCTTCGTCCGGATCTAAAGCATACAACCCAAGTTCCCGAAAATAAAACCCTGTCGTTACATCCTGGTTAGACAATACAAAACCTACTGTCGCCTGATTTGGAGGTGTCATCCACAGCCGGGTGACGTCAACGGATTTTTTTGGACTAATTACGTTTATTAATGTCGCAATTGACTGCCCTCCGAGTTGTGCATCCCCAAGTACATATTTTGTATATTTTAATTCCACGCCTGCCTGTGCCTTGGCCTGAAGGACCCTCCCTTTATTGGTCAATCCCTTTGCTCCAAATGATGACATTGTTTCACCCCTACCTGATAATGATGTGTTCATTCACGACCATGCCGGTCCCGAAATATAGCTGCAGCGATTCGGTTTGTGACAAGATCACCTCTTCTAGGTGCGCGCTTAGACGTTTCACCGATTCAACCGCCCGATAAAACTCCTGTGCGCGGTCAAGCGTTACCTCGGGGTTATTGGTGATGACCCGGAAATACCCAGGCTCTCCGCCGTACTCAAACCATTCCTCGACTTTGCCCTCGCCAAAAAGAATTGTGATCAATTCCTCGACCGCAGCAGGAGTCCCTTTCCTTCGATGGAATCGTATCGCATTCTTTACGAGCTGTCTTTTTTGTTCGATGGGAAGGCTGGCATCGTAAAAATCAACATGAAACTCCCAGGCCAACTCGTCGGCTTCAGCATCGGTCAATTCGTCCAAACGGTCAAATCGCTTCAACTTCGAAATCGACTTCGAAATACTCACGATATCATGTTCAAGTGATTTTGCTATCGCCGCGAGCGTTGAATCTCGCCGAAGATTGGGCGGTAAAAGATCCATCAAACTTACTTTGGAGATATCAATCATCTTCGAGCCCTCCAAAGTCAAATTGGACTTGTACCTCACTGGCTACCTGAAGCCTCGTTAAATCGGTAAACGTCGGCTCTAATACATTCACCCGCAAGGCTCCAGCTGACATGACCCGCCGGATCAGCTCCGAAGGATTAATATCCCGGCCAAGTTTAGACTTTTGCCATACCTGATAATCCATAATCGCCTTCTCAACATCACTCTGTATCACCGCCGACTCTGCGGCCTTCTCCCGACTGATCCAGTAAGTCAGCCTGATATTGTAATTGATTGGCTCGGGTGGTTGGACAGTGACGCGGTCCGTAAGTGGCCGAACCTTCCGATCGGTTACGGCTGCCGCCACCGCATCCAATACCTCTTGAGTAGGCAACTCGCCGCCGACCAATAGAGGAATCAATACCACCTCAACCGGCGAAGGCGATTCGACACCGACGTCAATGATCGCCGAGCTTGCGGTTTTGGCCCAATACTCGTATGCACCATCCGGACCAGCTACACTGAACGATTCCGGTGCACTCCGAATACGTTCTCGATAAGCATCATCGGATTCAATAGCCGCGCCACCTGAGCTCTCAGTAAGGTTTTTTACGCTCTGCACAAAAGGGAGGGGATCAATTAACTCCGTCAATTGCCCCGGCAAAAACCCATTACCGGTTGCCCCTGGAATTGAACACTCAGCCGGAACGTTCCCCGTTAACTCTCCGGGCTTAATCTCTAAGACGTTCAACGTAATAAAGAATAGCTCCCCTCCTCCGCCTTGCGGTCCGATTCTTGTTCCTGCTGGAATAATGACGGCGGATGTTAACGGGATGGATAATGTAAATTGAATGGTCGTCCTGGCAGGCTCCGCTTGAAGCCTAGGCGTGTCATACATTTCGCCTTTTGCCTCCAGCACCTCTCCCTTGGCATACCTTAAGAGACTTTGTCTTGCCGCCTCATTGATCAAATATTTTTGCTGAACGATGATTTCACAAAGAGACAAAATAAAAAGGCGTTCCGGATCAGCTGGGTATAGCTGACGGCCAGTAATCGCCTCGTGCATCTTGAATATGTTATCAATAGTCTTTTGTGGATCATCGTCTATGAACTGGATTTCACTCACCCGGAATCCCCTCCTTCAGCAACCCGAAATTTGACGATCGGCTGCAGCCGACCATTCTTTTGGTCTTGTTCACCCACTCGAAAATGGATCTCGGTTATTTCGGCCCTCGGCTCTTGGTCCGTTATAGCCATCATGATAACGCCGCTCATTCTTGCCTTAAGAATGGGTAATGGCTCGTCAACGATGTCATAATCCAAACCGATCGATCGTGCAAATGGCGCTGATCCTAACGGAGTTGATAAGATCGTCCGAATATTTTGTGCGATCTCTTCGGCCAAGGTAGCTGGACGGAAGTTTATTTTCATATCCTCTGTCATATCGACGGTATACTCACTCATTTCACGTATTCCTCCAATGAAATATTCGCCGTAGCGACTAGGATATTTCCTCGATGATCGATATGTGTCCAGCCTTGCTCAAGTGACGTAATGACCCACAAGCCGACTCCTATGCCTTTACCACCAACGACAAGGGGCAGGGCTTTTCCCTTCCGCTCCAATGCCGTTAAACGGTCCAGCTCCTTGCGAGGGTTCATGCGGTATCTTGCGTCAAAACGCATCGTAAACGATACCGTATCCAAGCCCGGCCCAATCCATTGTGTAACCGGCTTTTTCCCTAACACTTCGTGTTTACCCCAACGTGATGAACTGCTTCGAGTGAACTCGTTAAAAGTACGAATGGTTTTATCGGACACAACGAATACCACGTCACCTAGATTTCCTATCTTGTTCATAAAGATTCACCCGCCCGCGTAATCGAATCGGTGGTGATGGACCTCGTCTCGATCGATTCCGATGTGATTTTCCCTGTAACAATCAGATCCCCTTCGATCCGGACATTACCGGCCGCTTTAACATGAAGCGTCTTCGATACTTTGTCAAAGAAAACATAACTACCATCATCGAACCACGTCCCAATCTGGTTTGGATTCGAATTAGGCGGCTTATCCTCATCGTTATAATAGCTTCCTAAGCAAAAACCATTCTGAATCCCATTCCCGAGAAACACGCATAGCACACTCTCCGAAACTTCAGGCAGCCGGTATGCTTTCGCTTTTTCGCTGTAAGGTACAATAACAGGGAGATCACCAGATACAAGATTATCTTTGTCCTCAAAAACTACCTTCACGGTATGACTCACTGGATCGACCGATGAAACTGATCCAATCCGGATCAGATTTCCTTCTATATTGCTCATACATTACCACCCCAAAACTGGCCGTATCGTCATGCTCGTTACATACCCTGAGCTGCTGATTTCGTGACTCACGCTTACGACCAAATATTTGCCGTCAAACGTACCGAATCCCTCGACCTGGATCGTTACACCGGCCGCAATTCGGATATCTCCCACCACGCTTAGGCTCGATTCGCCCATTTCGCGATTTTTCTCTCGCAGAGCGTTTCTCGCCTTTCGCAAAGCTTCTGCTTCGCTGTCTACTTGCTCGTTTATTTTGAGCACAGGGCCAATTTTCGGAGCACCTGGCGGTGTATATTTGACCTTTATGGTCTTTTTGGTTTTCGGCTTGGAGTAGCTGATTTCGCAAGCGATATATGATGCATACGACGCGCTCCAGCTAAAATCATAGGATAGTATCCGATCTACTCCGCGCTTGAACGTTGCCACAACTGGCGATTTTTCAAATTCAAAATCATCAAACAACACGAGCTGCTTCCCCGATATTTTAACAGACAGCCCTTCCGCCTTGGCTTGTTCGAATAAGAACGCTAGGTCAGAGACTTCGGTTTGATCCAGTCGGTCATACGATGGATTCACAGGGGCGTTATAGCTGAGCTTCAGGCCTGCCCGTTTGGCGATTTCTCCTGCGATGGTCTTTAACGTTGCTTTTTCCCATGCTTTAGTGCGCTTCTCCTGCCGGATATTTGATCCAACCCCCAGGCTTACACCTTTGATTGAGACGGTATCTGGCGCACCGGTTAGCTGAAAGGAGTCCACCTCAAAATCACCAAGCGGTAACTTTTTTACCTCCCCTTCTTTCTCCCAATGATAGGTTCGGATTTCGGCCTTCAAGCTGTCGCCAGGCAGAGGCATCCATTCCGGACTCTGCCAAAGGTTTTTTCGATCTTGAAGAGTAATTTGTAAATCGTCCAGCTCTCCTGGAGGGGCGTCCGTATACGAAAAATCTAGGAGATCCTTTGCAATATCGAGCGAAATATCATGCCCATTGTATGATAGAATGAGCTCCGCTCTCCGGGCCTCGACTGCTTTCATGATTCGCTAACCTCCCTTTTCCAAGGCGGCAATCCGATAGCTTGTCCAACCGGATAAGGCGGAATCACTAACGTGACTCCGCCTGAAAATACGGCTGTTTGAATATGATCCGGGTTTGCTCGCATGAGATACGTTACATGTTCTTCCTCGCCATACGCTTTGAACGAAATGGCGTCCCAGGTATCGCCCTGTAGCGTGCTATATGTCGTCATGCAAATCTCACCCTTTGCTTCTGCTTCGTGTATTTCTTCATGCGTTGTTCGAAATCATCGTGCTGCATGCGAGTAATCTCTTGGGCCTTCTCCTTCGAGACGTCTCCGCTCCAATAATTCTTCGGCGCATACGTGATATAGATCGGGCTGGTGCTTTCAGCAGCTGACGGTCCGCCCATGATCTGATTAGCCCTTTCGAGCAAAGCATGCGATCGAGGCTTGTTATTTAACGGGATCGCAATCTCTGGACCAGCTTCACCAAAAATAGAAGGCTGAGTTGCAATCCCGCCTTTGGCATAAGCCGGGATCTCCGGAATCGTTGGAATGCTGAAGCCGAGCGTTCCGCCACCTAACCATGCCGGAATATCAACGCTGATACCGTTAATGCTAGTGATGGCCTTATTTACGAGTCGAATCACCGCATTAATCGGCTCAGCAACCAGGGCTTTCAAACCACCCCATATGCCGCCGAAAGTATCGACGATGCCCGACCAGGCAAGGGACCAATCCCCCGTAAAGACGCCGCGGACAAAATCCAGAATCCCACCCAGCGTCGTCATCAAGCCATTGAATACCCCGGATACCGTGTTTATGGCTCCGACGACAACGGATTTGATGACCGGGAATGCATAATTGAACGCGCCAACCAGGCCGTCAATGATTGGTTTGACCACCGTGAAAACGGCCGAAATCGTCTGCCCAATTTTACCCGCAACGGAAGTAAAGACCGGTAACATCCTGGAAAATGCCCTTGAAATGGCCGGAGCCACTTCGTTTGTAAGGAACCCGAAAATTTTGGAAGCGATCGGCCAAAGTTTGCTGCTGATATACTGCCCAACCGGCAGCAAGGCTTGGACGATTTTCGTACCGGCTTGATATACGCCAATGGCCACTTTGGCTACAACCGGGGCGAATTGTTGAAATATTTTCTTTCCGGATTCCATGATGCTCTTGATATGAGGCATCACGGTATCCCATCCCTGCATAAATTGATCCTTCAGGTCTGTAATTTTAGAAAATACATTCGCAAACCCCTCACCGATCGCCGCTGCATCGCCATCGGACATACCGAGCATTTTGGCATAGTTAAATCCGGCCCCGCCGATATCACCGCTAAACAGACTCTGGAAGATCGGTCCAATGGTTTTACCGATTCCACCAACTACCTTCTCGATCGCCCCTCCGATTTTTCCGAAGAAGCTCTGTATCCCTGGAATCTTGTCCTGAAACCAATTGCTGAATTGAGATAAGAGTGGAAGGACCTTGTCACTAATCGGCATGACAAATGTCGTCATGAGCTGGCGGCCAATGCCTCGGAATGCATATTTCACAGAATCATATTTTATTTCCGTGATTTCAGCCATGGTATCCTTGGTCATGTCAAATTGACTTCGGGCGGTTCCCATGGCCGCGACAACATCCTTTTCAAGATCCTCGAACATCGTACCCATCAGAGCCACGCCGATTTCGTTCTTTTTAACAGGGTCTTCAATCGCTGAAATCGATTGAACGATCTGGCGAAAAGCAGTTTGAGCCTCAGGCCCACCTTTAGCGAACGTCTGTGACATCTTCTCGGCGTTTAATCCGAGTGCTTTATACGCTTCAATCGATGTTTTGGACATGTCTTTAGATCGAATGTTGAATTCCTTAACTGCATCCCCGACTTTGTCCAAATTAAAAGCGCCGGACTCAAGTCCAGCGCTAAAAGTATCAAACATTTGATCGGCAGAGAAACCAAGTGACGCAAAATGCGGTGCGTACTCGTTCGCTGAATCGAGCAATTCGCCAGACTTGTCCAGCCCTCGCTGTGCACCTTGAGCCATGAGATTGAAAGCTTGGTTACTGGTGATCCCGAACGTCTTGACCATTGTATCCGAGGCTTTGACTGATTCCGGAATATCTTCGCCGAAGACGTCGCGGAAAACGATCGCGTTTCGTGCGGTCGTCTCCAACTCCTTGCCTTCCTCTTTCGTGACTTGCTTCGCTCGGCTTAGCGAATCAACCAGGTCGTTCCAGTCTTCCCCGATATTTTGCTTGTACAGGTTTTTGGCGGAATTCGAAAGTTCCTGCATTTCTTGCTTACTCGCACCGGTCGAAGCGCGAAGTTGGTTCATGCTGTCCTGGTATTCAGTTATCGAATTCGCCAACTCTCCGACAGAACCAGCCGCCCCTTGCACGAGAGCAAAGGCGCCGGAATACTGTGTTACCCGGTACAAAGCTCTTCCAAAGTCACCCGTCACTTTAGACAGCTTACCAAAGACCCCCCGGGCCTCATTTGCCTCCTGATTGACTGACTCCAGCCCGTTCTCTAGCTTTTGCGTTGCATCTTCAGCTGATTTGAATGCCTTTTTGAACGTTGGACTGATCTGGCCACCCAGCGAAAATATCGTTTCATACGTTTTTGTCATACCTAGCCCCGCCTCCTTGCTTTCACCTTACGGCTGGTTTTCGGGCTCGGATTTTGTTTCTTCTTTCGTTTCTCCACGTTTTCACAGGCTGAAAGCCAGCCCTCAAGGTCTTTGAGAGGCTGGCTGAGCCAAAACGTTAAGGTTGAACCTGGAATAAGCGAGCATAGGATGATCGCCGTTTCGCGCATTTCCTGAACAATATCTCCGCCTATTCCAGTACGATTAAAAAATTGGATGCACGCTGCGTAACCTGCGTGAAATCTTTTGCCTTCAAGGCCAAGATCAATTCAGGCGCTACACCAGCAGCTCTTGCGGCTACCGCAACCTGATAGTTGATGGACAGCGCTCGAACCATTGGGACTTCATTCGGGTCCATTTGTTGAGCGAGTCTCGCACAATTCATCAGTTCAGTGCCTCCAAGGCTCTCGAAGTCCAGATTCAACGACTTGATCTCATTTCCTTCGAAATTGATCGGTTTTAGCAGCACATAAACGTTATTGTTCGTTTCAATTTGAGTTTCATTTGTTTTTTCGGTCACGGTCGTTGTTCCTCCATATAATTAAAGTCCCAGATTCTCGCGAACCTGGGCTAAATAATCGACACCGTCGATGATGCAGATGAAGTTGTATTTATCGATCTCGACCACGATTTCCCCGTTGTACAGGATTTTGATGTAGAACGTTTCGATTTCATTCGAATTGTCCATGGTGCCACCAACCGCCAGACTTCCGAGAGGGGTCGTTTTTGGAAGCCCCCGAATTGTGACTCGAACCGGAACTTGAATATAATTTTGCGTAGTATCTAAAGTTTGGATCGATCCTCTGAAGTCAATTTGCTGTACTTCCTGCCGAGCCAGTTTAAAATTTGCTCGATCCAATACCCGCCAGTTTAGTGTCGTAGCCATGGAACCGAAATGACCGATGAGCGGACTTTCGACTTCACCTGCAATGCCCGCGCCGCTAATCGTCTCTGTTAGCGACTCTAAATCAGGAAGATCCACGTCAACGACTCCTAGATATTCCGAGCCATTTCGGTACGCCGTGAAATTGTTCAATCGATCAGGTATTTGTTTGCCTGGCAATGTTATCCCTCCTAAATTGCAGTCAAGTATTCTGCGTCATATTCCACCAAAAACTCCAACTCTTGCGCCGGTGATGGTGGTGTTAAATACGTCCGGAATTTCAATTTCCCGTTCATCGTAGCCTCTTTTGGATTGTCCTCTTTGTTGAACTCTACCCGACCACCAAGGATATATCCGGAAGCCTGTAGTCCATTCAACCGAATGTTTAGTGCGTCAACAACTGCTTCGACCAAGCGTTTATTTGCCGGTTCATCGAGGTACATCCATTGTGTCAGGATAATTGTGTTATTCCACCAGTCGAACATACGGCGGACCGGAATAAAAGAGCTCTGAGGATCGATCGCTTCTGGGAATGCCCCAGTGCGATTTCCCCACGAACGGAACCCACCGATGAAATTCAAGGCCGTGACGATCCCCTCCGCGTTAATCAGCTCGGCCTCATCTGGACCAAGAGCAACTACGGTGCCATCTTCAAGGACAATGCCGTCCGCCTGAATCGCCTTATTGGATGGAGACCGGTACGGCACGCCGTCGCTCTCGGCATCCAGTTGACAAATTACTCCTGCGAGGTGTGTCGATAACCAATAGGTACGGCCTGCTTTGGTCACTTTCGGCCAGGTGTTAAATTGTCGTTTGTCGTTATAGAGGTTATCGTGTTTCCATTTATCAACTTGAGATGCCCGTTGATCAGCCGGAATATCTGTGATGGCCTGGGCATTGAAATTGCCGTTGATTTTACGAGCTTTGGCGGACATAACCGCACCGACCACTGGATCGTGTGAGAATCCTGGTGCCAATATAAGACCAGGAACAACCCCAAGGCGAGGAAATACCTGTTTCAGTACCTCCAGGCCAGAAACCGCCCCGGTAACGCCATCGGTTCCGCCAACGATTTCCGCCGAACCTACTGCACCCGGATTGAGCTTGTCATATCCCACATTAACCGCATTGACACCAACCATTTTTCCGCCTGGTTTTGCCGTCACAATCAGATGACCAGCTGCGTTATACGTCAAGGTATAATCCGTTCCGAGCTCATAATCGGTCGGTGTCTGACCGTCAGACGTTACTTTGACCGTGTTTGCCAATATCCCCGTATCATTCACCGTCCCTATACCAGACGTCAATGAAAGAGGTTTAGGAGAAACGGACTCTTTATGTTTCTCCGGATCGAGAACATTCACGAAGACGACCGGAGACTGTTTATATAATTGAAAATGGGAGAACGCAAATTCGCAAAGAGTATAATTCTCCCAATCATCCAGGTACCCGAGATCATTTTTATACTGATCCCAAGTTTCGGCCAAAATCGGTACATTCACCGGCGGAATGGCCAGCTTTGATAAATGAATCGGAGCTGTGCCAAATACAACCGGAATTGTCGCAAGTGGCGACACCGGTGTAAGGATGGAAGCCGGAACCTCTGTGATATAAACGCCGTGACGTTCTGCCATATGTTAAACACTCCCTTTCTGTGCAGCGGACAGTACCGCTTGATAGGCAGCATGCAACGGTGTGCCTACCTTATCAATTTGTGATCTTACTTTCGGAAATTCTGGAACGGGAACAAATAAGGTTTCGAGCTCAGGCACCCGCTCCAATAACTTTTGAATGTGATGCGGAAAGCCTTGCTGATACGTCACATAGCGCGTCAATTTCGGCATGGTAGGACCAACATAGATCATGGCCGTCTCGAATTTCCAAGCGCTTGGCGATTTATCTGAGCTCCCTTTCTTTTTTCGTGATGACTTATCAACACTTGGATCAATCGTTTTTTCTTGGACTTCACTCATCGTCGTCATATGCCTCCTGCTTGACCGCTGGTAGGGTCCAATTGGTTTCTGCACCGCCAAAATAGTACGGATGCAGGTCTTCATCATCGTAAATTTGCCAGTTGTACGGATACTCGATTCGAAACTTCCCCGCTATGATCCTTTTGGACAACAAATGCGTTTCAATCTTTTGCAAAATATTCAAAATCGTCTTATTGCCCTGATAATTCGGATTGGGATCATATATGCCAGCAACGAGAATGATTCGGCAGCTCGCCGCTTCTTCTTCAGACTCGATCCCACCGTCCTTGATTCTCACCACGATATAAGGAAAGTGGGCTGAATCGTCTTCATCGGTTTTCTCTGGCAACGATTGCGGGTACACGTTTAACGGTGCCGGTAATCCGGCGGCATTCTCGGTTTCAAAACCTGCAAAAAGCGCCTTGATCTCTTCGACCAAGGCGTCTTGCAGTAGATAGGGAGTAGACATCAGTTGCCCTCCAGAACTCGTTTAATTTCATGTTCTAGCCGTTTTTCAAAGGTTTCAACCGCTTGTTCCTCGATGAACCGTCGCACCTCCGGATTATCGACCATTTGAGGCACCGGAGGACCGAATAGACGCTGTATGGGGAGCCTTTCTTTGCCTGTACGCTGGAACACCTTAACACCACTAATATTGGCGACAAACCCCCGTAAAATCGTTCTCAGGCTTCCCTGCTTTTTGACCGCAGCCTTAAAAACCCGTGGCTTCTTTGCCGACGGGTCCCTCACGTTTATTTTAAATTTTTCTAGGCCAATGCTCCCGCCGGATGAAACGACTGTTGCCCCCAAGCTGTTTCGCGAAGCCCGAGTAATTTTAAAGGATTTATTTACGTCCTGGGCTTTGATTTGATAGATCTCCCGAGCTTTTTTCGAAGCATTTGATTTCACATTCGTTGCTGCCCGGTTCAGCGCCCTAGAAAGGACAGAGGGAGCCTGCTTTGGATAATCACTCAATCGTTTCTCGATCTCTTTCAACTTGTCCGCATCAACGGTAATCATGAACCCGCCCGCCTAAGCGTGATGGTATACATGACTTCATCCTCCTGGACATCCGCGACTTTAAAATTTCGATCATCGATCTTCATCGATGAATCTGTAACTGGACGTTTCTCGAAGTCCGATTTCAACGCAAAGATAAGCAGTGAAGCATTATAAACCCCGTCCGTAGGATTTGACGCGCTGGATTTCCGATGTTGAAGCTGATCCTCGTCAATCACGATGATCATTTCACGGCCATTCACCAGATGGGGCTTGCCGAATTCCTCGACATTCATGAAGATGTTCTGCGCATCCCGCTCCAGTTGCTCTTGAAAGAAACTCATTGGACATCTGGATCGGTGTTATCGATTTGTTCATAATACCAATCCTCATATTGCTCGACCCGATTCTCTGCATTGCTGGCAGGATCGATTTCCAAGGCTTTCAGCCTCTCTTTTTGATCCGGTGCAGGCAGCTTCGCGAAATCTTCTGGTGAAAGAATCGCGTCACTCATGATCGGGAGCTTATCAGGATCACTCAATCCATCGTCGGTTTGACCAAGGACTTCCGTTTCAGCCTGGTCCTCATCCAGCTTGTTATGCTTGCGCAGCGCATCGATCATGTCGAGGGGGAGCTTGCCTTTCACACTCTCCCCCGCGTCATACAAACGACCAGCAAAGTTTAAAGGTTCTTTCAGTTTCATTTGTTGTTTCCTCCCTCTTATGGAGCTGTTGGGGTTTGTCCAGGGTTCATCACGAGCCCTCGGCTGTCCAAGACTGTAACACCATAGTCAAAGTAGATGCGGAAATCCAATCCCAGGCGGTCGAAAGGAATATCGGTTTCCAATGTAGGCTCTTCCTGACCGCGCAGATACGTCACCTCGATGGTATCCGCGATATTCGGATCAGCTGCCAAGTACCAAGCATATTCCGAGTATTGATCCAGCTCCGCATCCACGATGATATCCATGGAGTTACGGAACACGTTCGTCACGCCGCTGTGTTTAGCTTCTGGATCAGCCACACTAGCGATATATTGACTTGCCGCTGTTTCCTGTTCCGCTGGGACAATCAGGTATTTCGGCGCAATATTCAAGATCGCTTCATTCCGGATTCCCTTTTGCGTACGCATCAACTTCCGCGCTTCACTCATGGTTGTTGTCCCAATTGCACCAGGAGTTCCAAGGTTTTTATGCGCGGCACTGAACAGAGTCTCGCCATCAAAAATAACCGGGTTCGAAGCAAGCATTTTGTAAACCAATTTGTTGATACCGCGCTTAGCTGCAATGACATAAGCTGCCGGTACACGATTCAGGACGCCCAAATCATCATTGATAAATGCTTCGCGCGTGAACCCCCACCGCTCGGAATAGGTCAGTACCGCTTTTGTTACCTTTTCGTCCTTCATCGGCGAGTCATACGGAATCAAACCATTTTGTGGCGTCAATTGAAGTTCTCCCGCTTCCGAAATCCGGTAGTGCTCGGCCGCCTTAAAATCAGAATTCGACCCTTTACCTGTCCAATATTGGAATGTGGTTGGCGCTTCTTGGTAAGCCTGCGAGAGCGTTTTGTGAGCAGCATTAGATAGAATGGACTGGAATGTCGAATCTGGAGACAATGCACGTTTCAACAGATCCTCATCACTCATTCGGTGCGCTCCTTGAACTCCTGCACGCTGCAAGCACTCCACTGCAAGATCACGAAGTCTCATGGAACGAAGCTCCATCGCTCCAGCGGCTGGCTTGATGATCGAGCGGCCTGCACGCATCAACACCCCATCCGTTGCAGCATCCCGGAACTTATCCCGATCTTCCGCACCAAACTCAATACCGGATGGTTGCGGCGCTCGGTTCTCCCGTTGTTTGGTCAAGATCGCGTCTTTGACTTGCGCCACCGATGTTCCCTCGCGGATAAATTTGTCGGCATCCTCAACCATACCGAAATCCCGGCACAACTGCGTAATTTCCGAAACCCGAGTACGTTCATCCACGATAGCTTGGCGTCTCAAGTCTTCCGTATTAGGTGGTGCTGGATCACCTGCACCGCGTGTACCACCTTCCGGCGCTCCCGCTCCTCCAATTCCTGCTCCCGAATCCGGTGCATGCATCAAACCTTGCGCTGCCAGCGCCAACATTTTCAATCCGTTCATTCCTTCTTCCTCGCTTTCATTATTATGACTTCGACCAACGCCGACCGATGGATCAGCAGGTGTTGGTTCGACGCTAATTTCGAATGGTTGCCACTTCAGCGCAACGTATGCCGGACCGGTAAACCGTCCATTGGCCGATGTCTTCCCAGCCTTGACCTCTTCCCAGCTGCTAACGGAATATCCTACGGACACCCCTTTGATAATCCCCTTCAGCACCTTTTGAAAAACCCGGTCGCTATCCTCATCGTCATCGAATTTCACCAAAGCCCTTGCTTTCCGCTGCGAACTATCGAGCCATACCTTTTCAATGTTACCGATCGGCATGCGTCCGTATTTGAGATCCCTGCCATGCGAAAAGAGCAGCACGCCGACTTCCTCAAGCCGCGAGAGATCAATTGCTTCGGGATCATGGCTCAAAATCTCGGAGCCAAAATATCGTTCATACGGGGCTTCGCTTGAAAACGAAAGCTCGACGGTCCGATCCGTCTCGTTAATGGTGTCCCGATGGAGCGTCAAGGTGCGAGTTAACGTTGACGAGGGCTCGTTAGTTCTCGTTCTCGTCAAGATCCTCGGCATCATCAGATTGTTCTTCACCGTCTTCCTCCTTCATCAATTGTTCGTAATACTTCTGTTCAGCCACGCGCTGCTTGACGACATCGCGCCAATCTTCGCCCCGCTCTGCACAGATGCGCGCTAACGTATCCTGATTGGTTTCCAGCGCCGTCTTATTGGCGTTGGCTTCCTTGCCTGGGTCGATCCAGTTATAGCCTGGTGGAATCCAGACATGAGCGCTGTACTCTTTCCTTTTTTTCCAGTAATCCGGAAAATCAAGCTGCCCCGTCAGGTGCATGACGTCCAAAAATTCAAGGTAGATCGGTGTCAACACCTTTTTGATCAGCATTTTTTGAAGCTTCTTGTATAGCTTCCGGTCCTCAATCAGTCCTTGACGGGCCGACGAATAGTTGACCTGTGATAGATCCCGAGATACCGCCTCATAACTGAGCCCAACCCCCGCCGACGACAAGCGGACCAGTGTCGTAATAAACTCTTTGCTGTTGGACGCTTGGCCTGATGGAATTACGGTCTGCACTTCATCACCTGGATTCAGCTCGCCGATCATGCCGGGAGCAAGCGTCATCCCGCTGTAATCCTTGCGATCTGAGCCGGAAATTTGTGAAACCCCGCGCCCTGGGCCGCCACCAGACGGCGTATCCCGCTTGATAAACACCGACAAGCAAGCCAGCACTCGTTCCTTAATGGAAACCGCCTCGATAAACTGGTTCGCGTCCTTGATCCGTGGCAAGGCCGTCGCGAGCAGCGACACCTCCCGAATCTGTTTCGGCGAATTCTTCTTAAATAAAAAAATGACGTCCTCCGCCTTCACCCGTACACTTTCTCCAGGCAACAGCGATTGGCCGTCAAGTTTTTTGAAATGGTAGGCGATCGGCTTGTTATATTTGTCGAGCTCTATGCCTTCTACAATTCGGTTTCCATTACTCAATGGAACAATCGTGTTCAAATTATTCAGATCATCAACAGATCGCACTTGAATCTTAAATGGGAATCGCTCGTCATCGGTGTAGACCTTGACAATAATGATTCCCCCGTCCACAACATACCTTCGAATCAGGGTTTCTTCGATTTCATCAAGTGATTGTGTTCCCGTGATATCGATGTTTTCCGCCTTGCAGAACTCTTCCCAAAGATCCTCAATCGCATGATTCATTTCGCCATCGGCGTTCCCCGGAATGTCATGCGGAATTTTAGCCTGAAGCATCATTCCGCCACCAACTACATTTCTATCAAACGCCAATAATATTGCACCCGCGATATCACTATTTCGTTCAAGATCCTGGGCGCGGAGACGGATAAGTGTACGTTCCCCTTGCGAAATTTTGTCGTACCCTTCAGTACCAGGGTTCCAGTTCCGATTCAATCGCCCCGTACTGCCGCCGTCAAAGGCCGACACCGCCGATCGCCAAGCCATTCGTTTATATGCCCATTGCGGACTGATCGTGGCAATGGACCGTTCCAGCCAATTCAGTTTCATCACCTCCCTTCAAAGTATGCGGTTCGAAACATCCCGCCGTTTTCGATCTCGGCAATTTCTCGTTCGAGTCGTGACCGCTCCGCAAACAACAACCCGAGATCTGCACGCCGAACCGATTTGCTACCAATCCGGTACTCCTGAGCTCCGCCTAAAATCGCGGTAATGGCTCCTCTTACAAACGTCAGCTCCGCATTCAGCTGATCTAATCGTTCTTGCGGCGTCATAACCATGAGCCTCCACCTCCTACCCAGCCGTTATTTGCAGGCTTAGCCGGAGCATTCTCGCTTCCTGCCGCCTTCTTTTCAGCCGGCTTTTCATACCGCATATACCGGATGCCAAGGCAATCCGCCGCGAATGCAGCATAAACCTCGCAGTCCAGATAATGGTTGTCAGCATGTGCCGTTTTCTTGCGCCAGACTTCAATTTCTCGCTTTCCATGCTTCTCGATGACCTTTTCCTCAGCCGTGATTTGCTCGGCGTAATCTTCATCGCAATTGATATACACGTACCAGCCGCCTGGGCCATCTTCTTCCCGGTTTAACCGGCCTGCGATAAAGTCTTTATAGTAACCACCATCCACTAGATATAGAGACAGGCCATAAACGCCACGCTCCGCACGGTCAATCTTCGTTAGGGTATACTTTGTTCGCAAAGGTGTGTTCGAACCCTTGATTGCAACAGCCCATTCCGGATTCTGAGCGCAAAAGTCATAGGTTTCATCGGCATTGTATCCGGAGTCCACCGCGCACAGGTTCACAAAGTATTCCGTTCCGTCTCTCGATAGATAGGAGATGTTCATGACATCCTCGATCTCCGCCCAAGTTTCAACAACACCATGACGAATATTGGAACTCTCCATCTTTTCGCCCCATGCCCGGATCGTGTAATAAAACCGATCTTTCTGCACGTCTACGCCGCCGGTTAACAGAATCGTACGATCAGGAACAACCCCTTCTTCGTAGCCGCTAACTTTGCTCAGCACCTTGTTGCTGCTTAGTTTAACCTGGGTATTTTCCCAAGGTTCCGCGAGCCAAGAGTTGATAAAGTTCATCAGCTCTTCCGGCGTGCCTTTCGATGATACGAATTCGTATGCCACATCGCCAAATCGCACCCAGGGGCTGTAAATCGCGTTCAAGTGAAAGCCCGTTTTGATTCCTGGGACCGTGGAGCCATCCTCTGTTCGCCACTCTCCATCGCGCAGCATGGCAGGTTTATGCGCATCCCGAATGATGTTGCCGCAATGTTCGCACTGGTAATGAGCCGATTCTTTGATTTTTTCGCGGTCAAGACTCTTGTCATAGATAATCTGCTTAAACTTGAAGGTTTGAAACTTGGCGCAATGCGGACAAGGCACGTAATAGAACATTCGAACATCTGCCGATAACCAAGCTTGCCAAATCGGCCCGCTTTTCAACGTCGGCGTCGAAGTCTGCATAATCTTCTTGTTAAACGGGAAAGTTTTCGTCCGCTCCCGTGCCAATGCTCTCGGATCAGCCTCTTTTCCAGAATTCTTTGGATATTTGTCCACCTCATCCATGAACAAGTATCGAATGGCACGGCTGGAAAGTGACGCCGGACTGTTCGCGCCTGCGATAACGGCATACATCCCGTTGAACTGGAGCTCCAGCAGCTTGCTGTCCTCTTCTTTGAAACGCTCATTCAAGGCCGGGCTTAATCTAATCATGGGCTGAAGCCGGTTCTTCGAAGTGAACTCGGCTAGATCCAACATCGGATAAACGATAAGCGCCGGGCTTGGATCTTGCGCAATGGTATACCCGAACATATTGTTGAGGCCTTCAGTGCCGCCGACCTGGGTCGGCTTCACAAAAATGATTTCTTCGATCCGAGGATCGGTGAAAGCATCCATGATGCCGCGAAGATATGGCGTTCGATCCGTTCGCCACGGTCCCGGCTCGGCGGATCTCTCATCGAGGATTCGATTTCGATCGGCCCATTCCGATACTGTCAACTTTTCCGGCGGCCGCATGACATCCAGAGCAGCGAGAATCCATTCCGGCCACTGCTCCTCAGTCCTTTTTGGCATCGTACACACCTCGGACAGAAAGCTGTAGCAATGCGGCATTGGTGGTATCAGCAATGTTTTGTTCGATCAATCGGACCTGCTCCGGCTCCAAGTAAGGCGAAATCTCCATAGCGATCTTGCGGCTAAACCCGCCCATGGATCTTCGTAGTGAAATAAAAAAACGCTGGAGCTCGCTCACAACGTCTTCGCGCTTGATATATTCGCCTTTAGCAATCGAGTTTTTTAACGTGGCTGCTTCGGCCTGCTGCAGCTTTAATTCTGCCTCATATTTCAACTTCAGCTGAGACAATGTCATGCCTTCTTCATCATCTGGATTCTTCTTCACACCGCGATTATCCATGACCCATTTAATGGTGTCTTTTAATGAGTACCATCCACGGGCCTTTTTGGGCATTCCGTTTCGCTCCCATTGTGCAATCGTATTGCGGTGTACATTGAATACCTCGCAAAGCTCAGAAGTCGCGATACATAAGGCTCCGTCAATCAATTTCGCTCTCACTTTTTCACTCAAAATACCCCCTCCTTTTTGCACAATGCATAGTGTGCAATTTTTATAAAATTCGGTGGCCTCCCGGGCTCACTCGTACCCGCATAGGGGCCCACCCCCGAGGAAGGACCCGCGCACCAAAAATCCGCGAGGCCGCGCCGCATAAGGGCTCTCGGTCTTTCTTCATCTATATCAACATGCACACCCCTGCCTCATCCCTCTTGAGTTAACCATATCTTATATTCTGGGTAACTCGTAGAGTGGCTGTAACCCCTTGTATATCAAGGCTTTTCAGTACATCCCTTGTACCAGTTCGACATACTCTAATTATGGATAACTCACAGTTTGAATCGCTTGGTTGCCAAGTTGATTGTGTCTTGAGCAATGCCGATATAGCGAAGGGTGATGTCTGGAGATGCATGGTTAAATATCTTCTGAAGCATGGCAATATCCTTGGTTTCCTTGTAGAAATGATAACCGTACGTCTTCCTCAGCGTATGATTGCCGATGCCTTCCAGCTTATATTCCTTGGTGATTTCTCGCATGATCTTGTAAGTCATTGACCGGCCTAATGGCTTGTTCACGCCCTGTCTGCTCTTGATCAGGTATTCATCATCGGGGCGATCCTTGACCAATGACAGCAGCTCGCGTCTAACTGTTGGGTTCATTTCAAAAGCCTTCTGCTTCCGTGTCTTCTTTTCCGTGATATACAGGCAAGGCTTTTTGAGATCCCTGACTCGCAACGGAAGAATATCCGATATCCGGAAGCCAACATTGATGCCGATGACAAACAGGATATAGTTTCGTTTGTCTTCCTCCTGGAACAGCTTCCTTTTAATGTCCTCGATGATTTCCTTGTCCCTTATCGGCTGGACATATTTCATATCACCACCTCACAAAATCCCAAGCGTTTGGGAATATTCTATTGCTATATTCATCACAGCATATGTTTATCGAATTTGCGCCATTATCCGACTTTATTGTTGTATAATTTTACCTAGGGGGTGATATAAATTGAGTTTTATTACATTCTATAATTCAAGTGGTAAAGCAGTAGCGTACACAGAGGACGAAGAGTATATCTATCTGTTTAATGGAAAACCGGTAGGATACTTTTACAATGATTCTGTGTATGGATTCAACGGTAAACATCTAGGTAGATACAACAACGGTTGGATACGTGATAACAGTGGTAAATGTGTGTTTTTTACAGAACACGCGTCTGGTAGCGGCCCTGTTAAGCCTGTAAAACGTGTAAAACCAGTGCGTGGCGTCAAACGTGTCAAGCCAGTCAAAAGCGTTCGGCAAGTACGGCCAGTAAAGCCAGTCAATTCAACAAGTTGGTCCTCTCTATCATCTGAAGCATTTTTCGAATAAAACTTTCAAAACGGCGCCAACCCGGCGTCGTTTCTATTTAAGACTTGGGACCGCGGGCAAGCTAAATCATTCTTAATTTTCCCTTCTCCTTGAGTATCATTTCGTTGGCAAATGACCCGGCTACAAAACTGTTTCGTTCCAGTCCATTCCCCCCATTCGCATCCTCTGCATTTATCAGGTTGTCTTCGTCGAAAGAAGATTATTTTATTCGATTTCATTTGAACCCCTTTCTGAAAAAGTTCCGCCCTCTAAATGAGGGCGGCAAAAGGTTATGAGGAAAATCTAAAAGCTATAAGATGCGGGTCATTTATAGCTTTCATCTATAGGTGGCTTTCGTAAGACAAAAAAAGGGCCTATCCGATTAGGAATAGGCTCGATTGAAGATCTTCTGATATTTTCCGTTGTGCTCGCTCGATATATTCCTCAACACTCCCTTTACTGATTCCGAGCATGTCCGCAATATCGCTAAATGGAAAGCATTCGCCGTGCGCCAATACGTAACATTCACGTTCTCGGTCCGATAATCGGGATAACGCATCTTCAATCTGGAACCTCTGCCAATCCGTTAAGTTACTCGGGCTTCCGGCTTTGGCGTTTTTGACATAGGCTTGCATCCTTAACGGATCGACAAGCTTTTCACGTTGGTAGGCGGCTCGGCGCTCGATACCTCTTTTGTTCCCTGGCCTTCGTCCGGTTTCAAGCCATTCGATCACATATTCGCAATCGCTAACCATTCCCGAGATCACTTTTTTATCGTCGGCATCTGCTCGTCGATAAGCTCGCTCTGCAATCCGTAAAGACATTTTGTAATTTTGTACGGTGGCCGATCCCAAGTCATGTATCACTGTTTTCCCTCCCCTCCTTATTCAGCGGAACAACATTGAAATCGCAATCCATTTGTCTGCCTAACCGTTCTGCAACTTTCTCGGCCATTTTCTTCGTCCCATAAACCTTGGCTTCGGACTTTGCCCCACCACTAGGAAACTTCCCACCTTGGTAAATGTAGTCTTTGCCAATGTAATATCCGATGTCACTATCGTATAGAACCCATCCCGACTGACTCATCTATATCCACCCTCCAATAGATCGGGATTGTCCCAGCGGTTGCCGATCTTCTTTACCTTCAAATGCTCGATTACTAGATAAAATTCAGTTTTCTTCCTGTTTTCCCTGAATGCGAACCGAGCCATTTTTTCCGACCAATAGATGATGCTTTTTCGGTAAAATTCGTCTATCGTTATATCTCCGTCATACAGTTCATTTCCTTCGATATCCTTTTTCCCGGTGTATTGACCTACTGTTTCGGGATCGACAAGCCTGCAAATACCACCTGCTTTCATAGGCTCTTCGATTTTGTCGATTCCTGTGCAATCCCGATTAAAAGCTGGCATTCCATAAACCCACTCACCGTTATCTATTCGCTTGCCTCTGAATTTGATTTCACGTTTCATCTTCTCTTCTTCCTCCTAAGCTGTAGCCTGTTGACGACTATAATTAAGAAACTTGTTGAATTCCTTCTGGAACACCAATTCGACCGTACCGACAGGACCGTTTCGCTGTTTGGCAATGATAATCTCGATAATGTCCTTCTTTTCGGTTTCCTGATTGTAATAGTCATCACGGTACAAGAATGCCACGATGTCGGCGTCCTGCTCGATCGATCCGGATTCCCGAAGATCGCTCAGCATTGGGCGCTTGTCTGCTCTTTGTTCTACAGCTCGGCTGAGCTGGGATAAAGCAATAACAGGAACATTGAGCTCCCGGGCGAGCTGCTTCAATCTCCGAGATATTTCGGATACTTCTTGCTGGCGGTTCTCGCTCCGGCCATCACCGGAGATCAGCTGAAGGTAATCAATGACGATCATGTCCAGGCCGAATTTATCTTTGAGCCTACGACATTTGTTTATGATCTCCATTACCGTCAAGGAAGAAGAGTCATCAATGAATAAATTCGAGTTCGCCAGCGTTCCAACAGCCATAGTCGCCTTTTCCCAATCCTCGGAGCGCATAAATCCGGTTCTCATTCGGTTTGCGTCAATATGCTGTTCCGCACTCATCATCCGAAGGGCCAGCTGCGGTGCCGACATCTCCAAGCTAAACAATGCAACGTTCCTTCGAGCGGCGACAGCAGCGTATTGCGCAATATTCAAAGCGAAGGCTGTTTTTCCGACCGAAGGCCGGGCTGCTACGATTATGAGATCGGAGTTTTGAAAGCCGGACGTCATCCGATCCAAGTCCATGTATCCGGATGGTATGCCGGTGACCTCGTTCCCTGAGTTTGCGTATCGTTGCTCCAGCAGATCGAATGCTTCCATTGCAATCTCTCGCATAGTTCGGAACTCCTTCGGCTTAGCGGCCTTGTCCGACAAAACGTTCGCGGCTGCTTGTACCGAGACAACGGCCTGCTGGCCATTATCGGCCTCCCAGGCAGCGCCGAGCAGCTGTTCCAACTCGATAATCGTACGGCGTTGTAAATACCGGTCCTTGATGGTATCGGCGTAGTTACTGATCTCAGCGGTCGAGGTCGAAGGAACGGCTCGGGATAGCTTAGATAAATAGCTCACGCCTCCAATGTCCTCGATCTGTTTTTTCTCTTGAAGGCGTCCAACCACGTTCACGAGATCCGTTCCCTTGCCTTCGCTATCAAGTTCCAACATGGCTTCATAGATCATGCGATGCTGATCTGAGAAAAAGTGTTCCGGAATTAGATGGTCCGATACATGAATGAACGCCATGGGATCAACCATAATCGCACCAAGTGTGGCCTGTTCGGAAACTAAGCTGTTAGGCAAGAGCGTTTTGTCCAAGTAATTCACGCACCCTTCTACGTTGTTCGTCGGTTGGAGGGGCAGCCCCCTCGCGTAAATGGCTGTAGCTCTTGATCGTTTGTGCTCCAGACTGGCGCATGTTGTCATGGTACCGGTCCGACTCCGTTCGTTTGGTTGCCAATGCTCCTGGATGCGGCGGGAATTTATTGTCCGGTTCTCTCGCATAATCTCCAAGGTTCTTGATCGCTTCCTCCAGCGGCACTTGTTTCAGTGTGGTATGCCAGCTTTGCAATTTCCGGAGATCGCCGGTGAAGGAAGGGTAATAATCCACGATGGCATCAAATAGCTTGCCGATCTCTTCAAGCGTCATGGGCGGCTGCTCCTTTCGCTAAATCTGCAAAACTGTGAATCTTGGCTTTCCTGCTGGGAGCCGAAGATGAAGTTTTGACGTTTCGCTTTCTAATGTCGAATTGGCGATCCAGCTCGACGGCTTGCTCCAGTGATAAGGCTCCGGATCTAAAGTAATCGTCAAGGATTCGGGTAATCAGCTTAAAGTTATATCCGGTAGCAGCTTCACCAGCACGTTCAATTGCCCGAATCACAACCGCCTCTTCCAATCCGTCTTCATCGATATAGCTTGCTAAAATGTTGCTTTGATACGGATTACAATCGAATCCGAATACTCGATTGTGTGCCGCATAAAACGACTCGTATGAAGATGATGAAGCAGAAGAAGAATTAAGATCTTTTAATAATGCTGAACCTTTTACCTCACGCTTTACCTCATGGTTTACCTCACCTTTTACCCCGCGTTCTACCTCATTACATGACCTATGCAGTTCAATCCATTAGCTGGTAATTCTATCGCGCCAAAATTGTCATAAATAGTTCAATGAAGATCCGTGAAAAGTGCTTGACTTTTTCGAAGGACCCCCATAATCGCGAAGGATACCTTTTTCAAAGGTATATCTTCTAGATTATAGGTGGTTTTCCAATGTCAGCGTTGCAAAAACCAAGGTTCAAAGAACTGAATCACAGCGAATGCGCCGGAGCACCCATTCTGAAAAGCCTTTGGGAGCGATTTGACTTCTCTCTGTTGCTCACTCAATCCGGCATTATGAAACGAAGTGGCGCTCCGTCGTGGTTACTTTGTTTTCTCTACGTTGTCGGTCTCGTTTCCAACTGCTCCTCTGTCGTCCAGATGGCGCAGTTAGCCGACAAAGACGCTTTACTGAAGGCGATGTTCCAGCCTTGGAAGCTTGCTCAGTACACCTTAAGTCGCTTCTTTACGAAAGGCTTTGCTTGGACGACTTTTGGGAAAAAGCGTGTCGCGCGCTTGCAGCAAGATCCTTTGACGGCGATTACCGATGGGGATGTCGTGAATCTCGATGACACGCACAGCGCACATCCCTTTGCCAAACATCTTCCATTTTTGAACTGGCTCTTTGATCATTCCGCTAAAGCCTATGTCTGGGCAACGAATCTGGTGGTCCTGCAGGCCGTTCTGAAAAGCGGATTGGAGTATCCGTTGTTTTACCGGATCTGGCACAAGCCCGAAACGAAAGGAGAAGGTCTTACCAAAATCGATTTAGCCAAGCAGATGCTGCTCATGCTGCGCGAATCCGTTACGTGCCGGTTGTGGGTAGCCTTGGATCGCTGGTACCTGTGCAAGCATTTCTTCTCGTTCCTTGAAGAGAATAACTTTGATTGGGTCACCAAGGCCAAACGCAACACGGCTTTGTTCCGTAAAGTCATCGAACCTGGCACTCGCCGGGAACGTTACGTGCCGCTGACTCCGGTCATGCTGATCCGTGAAGTCTTTAAGGAACTGACACGTCAAGCAACATCCGGTTTGAGTTCTATTTCGATACCGGGCATCTACATGAAGCGTCCATACATCACGGTGAATCGGAAAGGAAAGCAAGTGACCAAGCAACGCTATGTTCTGGTGGCTGCGGTTGTTGCCATGCGATTGAAGGAAGATGAGCTCACGGAATCGGACTCGATTCAAACTGAACAAGAAGAAGAGCCGGCCACTTATAAAGGTGCATATTTGTTGATCAGCAATCGCCATGATGTTCCGAAAGACGTGGTACAAACCTATGCCAAGCGCTGGCGCATCGAAGTGTTCTTCCGCGCCGCCAAACAGGAACTGGCTTTTGAGAAATGCCATTCCGAATCCGAAGCGCATCACCATGCCCATTTCGAGCTATTGTTTGCCGCTGAAACCTTGTTGGCTGTGGCGCTCTTTGAACTGAACAAAGAAAAAACGAGTGATGATGAAGGCTACACCCACGGCGAAATGGTTCGTGGCCTCTTCCACACTCGTTGTCAGATTCGCGTGAAAAACCACAGGGGCATTCAGCGAATCTCTATTGATTGTGACACACAAGTGCGGCAGTTTGCAAGACTTATTGACCTTTTTTGGCCGGAGCATTATTTAATGCTTCTTTGGGCTACCCCCAAACCGGAAATTTACCAAGGATTACCTCGAACTGCATAGGTCATGCTCATTATTTGAGGTAAAAGGGATGATTTTATATCGCCCAGCCTTTTGTTTGCCTTGCGATTTATATTCAATCCGGCCCTTTTGAACCAGATAGTTCCGATGCTTGATAAGGGTGTTCTCAGTGACGCCTACTTTGGCCTGTAATAGGGGATTGGCTACTGTAAACCACTCTGGGCAACCACTCTTATTTGCGATGACCATCAAATGCATCCACAAAGTTTGTGTGGTTGGCTCCAACGGATTTATTTCGAGCCAATCAATGAAGGCGTGTATCTCGGCTGTGTAATTCATATCATTCACCCTGTTTCATGATTTCGTGGGGATAGAGTCTGATCGACTCATCCCCCGATAGGGCACTTGTCCGGTCGTACAATGGGATATAACGGTGCTTTTTGTCGTCGGTACCGGTGCCTGCGCTGGCCGAGTAAAGAAACGCTGACGGCTTCTCTCGGCCACTTCGCAGGATCGGCATTCCGAACCGATCACACCGGGATTTCGAGATTAGAATTGCAAACGGATACGGCTTATGAGTCCACCTCTTGCTTCTAGGGATGTAATAGGGCAATCCGGATGCAATGACCTCTTCTTTTGAATAACGGCCCGAAGCGTTAGGCATGCTCTCTCCCCTCCTGCTGAATGATGGAGTATACTTGCTTGGCACTGACTTTGTATTTATTGCTATACCAGATGGAAAACTCACGATCCGAAAGGTTACTATAAATTTTTCGGAGCTCCAACATACTCTTCCGGATCTCATCTTGTGTCGTCATTCGCGCCATTACGTTTCACCTACTTTTTGGTTTGCCTTTATCCGGAGTTCCTCGGCAAGCTTCAGGAGCTCGCCTGGCGAATGATCCGAGGCCCGAATGATGTTTCCTTTCTCATCTCGGGCGATCCATACGGTTTCAAGTTTCCATTCAACCGGCTTCATAGTTGCTTGCCGCCGTGTCGATGTGGCCGAGTTGCGTTATAGTTCATTTTTTCTTGTATTGCTTTTTCCAGGTTGATTGAATGGATCTCCGCTAATCGGAAGGTGTCAATAATAGCTAATGCTAAAAAGGATATGGTCAATGTATCGCTTGCCCCTCGATAGGCGTCGGTTAACCAGCCTTGAATGATTGTCAGGTTTTCGGCAAAAGGACGTTCAACGGATACTTGATTCGGTCCAGGAGGCATCAAATGCATTCTAGCCACCGATTGTTCCAATCTCTCTTCCCATCCGTAATGACCAGTTAAATCAAATATCCGGATCACGATGTCTGCCAGTTCTGAAGGGATGCCGCATGGCTTATCTTCCGTGCTTTTGCGCTTCTCTGATTTCAAAACAAGCCCAGCTGCCTTGCGTTCATACCACATATGTTCCGGTGTCTCACCGTTACGAAAATCTTCCAAAGCTTCAGATACTTCCGAGTTGATTAATGCTATAAGCTCGCCAAGAGTACGTTCCTCTTCCCACCATCCTTTAATGACAGCGTTTTGATGAGCTTCATGGACCAGATTAGTGATTTGCCCCATCCCTATTCACTCCTCAATAATTTCTTTGAATGCTTCTTAGAATTGCTGCGGCTGCTCTTTTATCGAGAATCCGCAAGGAGTCCGTATGATAAACCGACTGGACGCATCGAGGATCAAATTCGCACACTCGCTTCCCGTTCCGATTGATCCTGTAGGTTGCAGGCTTAGCATCATAAGCCCAGACCCAAGGATCACCAGTAGATACCTGGGTGATGACTACCCGTTCCCCTATCCGATTCGGGTAAAGGTTAGGCATCTTCTCGTGCCTTGGATCGTTCTTAACGATCTCGCAGACTTGTCCGCTCTGGAACTGTTCGAAAAAGAAGAACATCGGAGCATCACAGCTTTGCTTTCATCTCGTCGCAAAACGCTGCAAGTCGTTCGGAGATTGCCTTTTTCTGATCCTCGTTCTCAATCGTAGAAAGGGATGAAACTAACTCTTTGAAATTGCCGACAAGGGCGTCGAAGTGTAATTTCACCTTGATGGCCGCTGTATTGTTGTTCTTTCTTAACTGTTCCTGAAGCTCGGCCATTTGCCGTGCAGACTCTTCCTCACGTTTTCTGGCTTGCTCTGCGATCTGTTTCTCACGTTCCTTTACAGCCGCCTCGATTTTGGCATTAAGCTCATCATCCTTGGCCTTCATTTCAGCCTCCAAGGCTGCTAACCGTTGCTGGGATTCAGAGAGTGCTTTTTCGGCTTTGCGGAGCTCAGCTGCCTTCGCCTTGCTTTCAGCGGTACCCTTAGCCGGTGCATTCGCTGCGGCTTCCTGAGCGGCAATTAAATCTTCCTGGAACTTCTTTCTCAGCTCCATTTCATACTCGTAATCTCGCTGCAAGTCAGCACGCTGTTGCCGCTCTTCTTCGAGAGCTGCTTGCTCCTGTGCGCTCCGTTTGCGTTCTTCTTCCAGCTGTTTTTCGAGCTCTTGTTTTTCCTTGATGATGGCTTGAAGTTCCCGTGTAGACTTTTCCGCAGCATTGTTTTCTTCCACAAATGATTCACGTTCTTCAGACGGGATCGAGAGCAGCGCTACCGCTTGGCTGTAGCTCAGATTTGCTAACGCCTGGGAATTTGCATATTCAGCGGCAACGCGCATGAAATTATTGGCCGTCGATTGGCTGTAATTCACGTTCTCTTTAAGCCAAGCGCCCCATTCCCCGTGAGAGACAAGTTCTTTCGCTTCGGTCAGCCTCCGGCCAATCTCAATCGCTGATTGAAGAACATATTGGCGGGCCTGCTGGTCGATGGAACGGATCTCAGCGGCGATAACATCAGCCGTTCGGTTGGAAACCTGAGATTCCTTTACGGGTTCGACTGCAACTTCCTGCGTTTTCTTGGTTTTGCGAGTGGTCATTATATAGCTACATCCTTTCTATTAGACCTCTTTGTTAACTTGGCTTCTTTGAACTGATTGACGAAATCCTCTACCTCAGAGGTCATCGGTTGATTTTTATACCCTCGGGTTTGCATGATCCGACCGTCTAAAATTTCCATTGTGTAGTATGGTTTGTTCTCACTGTTCTTGCGGCGAATAAGTAAAATTGATGTTCTGCCATTGGCGTAATCCTCGCTATACCTTCCGACGCAGTGAACCAGTTCCTTCCCTTCTCGGATTAGTTCCTCAGACGAAGTTGCAGGGCGAATGAACAGATTTCCATATTCGAAGTTGTATCGACTAAGTGCTTTCGCTCTCTTTTGGATCTTCTGATCCAGGATTTGATTTGCTTTTACCTTGACAAGTTTCAGCGTTCGCTGGTGAGCTTTGTGTACATCCTTTGGGAACAGAATGTAATCGCTCTTCAGGTCGTAATCCAACTCCAAGCAATCGCGGATGTAATCACGCCAAGCCGTTAAAATACTTGTATAACTTCTGTAAGTCTTATTTTCAGAACGTTTAAGCTGCTTCTGAATGTAGTTGATGATTTGTCCAACATTGGCGTATTTGAGAATAATGTTAAGTCGATCAGAAACATCTTCCGAACCATTGAAAGTTGTTACAATTTGCTCAATTGTCGGCCGGTTCGAGTCTTTTCGAGATTTTTGATACAGCCGGAGCTGTAGAGGATTTATCTCTTCCCCTAACTGTTGGATTAATTTGATATCTTGGGTAGATAGCCGCAGAATTTGATTAATTCGTTTGCCTCGCCAGTTTATGCAGTTAAAAGTTTTTTGGTCGAATAACTTGGCTTTTACGAAGTAACTAAACCGCAGCTTAGTAAGATACTCTACCGATGGATATTTACTATAAAGGGCAAAAAACTTCACATAATCGCATTGAGGCTGTTCATGCTGCTCCCAGGTGCTGTATTGAAACGGTGTTCCAGCCACGGCATTTTCAATGCTTTCAATGGAACAATGATTGTTACCGTACAGTGACTTCGACTCCAGGGAGTGAACCGTTCTGCATTTGTACCATCGTTTTGCCCACGATAAGTAATCGTACATTTCCGCCTTTCCAGGAGCCCCGGCTTCAAACAAATACTTAGCAACCGGTTGGTATCTCGTTTCTACTGCGGTGTAATCGCCCGTATAATCTCGACTAACTCGGAAGGCTCTGGCTATGATCGTCTTACTAGGATCAACGACCGATTTTTCGTAATATACGAAGAACCCTCGATCAACCAGATATTTACGGCTTGTGCCGTGATTCCGAACTTGGCAAAAGGAATCGCATTTAGGACATGTGGCCGTGTCATTGTGCTTCAACGGTTTATCCGTTCTGAAACGTTTGTTACAGTGCGTGCAGTAACCATATTGGACTTTAGCCACTCGACGGATGAATATGTAACGGCTGTCCCGTAACACCGTATCGGTCACATAATCCTTAATTTCCTGGCTTATGGATTTTGGAAAGTGTCGGTTGAATGCTCGATACTCCTTTTCTTCAGCTTTCATCGTCAGCACCCACCTTTAAATAAGGTCGTCGATCGACGTGATCGACAGCTCGGGTTCAGCAGCTTTTTTCGTTTCGTTTTGAACTGGAATGCCGTAGTATGTCAATACGATCTTGAATCCTTCCTCATCGGTTAAGACACCGACACCGTTTGATTGGTGTTTTCGGGCAGCCTCCTTCATGGCCGCCAGGCTTCCGGCTATGGATTTACCATCTGCGATAATAAAGGCCGCATGCTCTGGATGTTCCTTTACATGCTTCATGAGGAATGCGCCCACATGGTTCACGTACGCATCCTTTGACTTCTCACCAATCTCCTTTTGAAGCTTTTGCAGGGCTTGTTGCAGCATTGCAATTCCTCCTTATAGATACCGGGAGGGATTTCCCCTCCCGGCTGCATAAGTATCAACTATCCAACGATAACGACTTTTTCTTCATCAATCAGCTGCTTTAGTTCTTCATTAAAGTACAGTTTGATGCGCTCAATGGCATCGAGCTTCCATGCCCCACCGTCCGCCTCAAACACGGCAGCGGATGGTCCATCCTTCATCCGGAAGACAAATGCACTTTCTGGCTGCTCGATCTCGACGAAGGTTCGGAACGGTTTCAGGTATACAGGATTCGGAAGAATAACAGGCTCAACCGTTGCAACGCCTGCCTTAGCCGTCACCTGTTGACTGATGCCGTTATCTCCTACGGTTACAACCTTCTCGTCCACTACATTTCCAACAATGGATAACAGGCGGAATTTATGATCCGTATCTACGAAACAGGATTGAAGCAAGATGTTGAAGCTCTCTACATCGTGAAAGGCGCCGAATCGGATCTCTGGAAGTAATGCGGTAGCCTCGACCAAACAGCTTCGGCTCAGATCACGATTGAACCCCGTGACAACGTTGACCTGGGTCGGTGAAATTACATGAATAATCACCGGCAATTTGCTATCAAAGTTGTTTTTCAAGTAATCGACGATGCCTTGAAGGTTCCGAACCTTCAGGGTATCTGTTACAGCATCACTTACTCTTCTAAGATCACTGTTCGTAAACACTTGGTCGCCGATCGTCGTGGTATTGATGGACGACAAGCTCAAAATTTTCTCGATTGCCTCTTTAATCATCGATAAGTTCCTCCATTATTCATTTTTCAAAGATCAACGAAACTTTCCGTTTACCACTTTCGAAGTTGGCGGTTCTCCAACGCCGTCCACGACTTCGCCTGCATCATTAAATGCCAGCTGGTCCCGATCATGACCAGTGTTCAGTTCCTTCACAACGGCTTTGCCGTCTCTGTCGTAATCAAATATGAAGGCTGTAGGTACTCCTTTGGCCGGAGCAAGCGACGACTTCACTTCGATGTCACTCGCAGCCATTTGCCGAGCTTCGTTGGGCTTGATCTTGATGCTAATCGTCACCGTACGAACCGCGTCCGCTTTGGTGTTCGGATCCAAGATGTTCTCGGCCACTTTCTTCAATTCACGATTGACTCGTTCTGCCAGTGCTCCACCGGCAAGCTTTGCGATATCCACGTTCACAGTTATCACCTCCTTCCAAGCGGTGGTGATTTCTTAGGTCGCTTCAGGATTTCAGCAACTTCTGACTCAAAAATTGGTTTAGTCTTGCCGTTTTCCATTTTCAAGCGCAAGAAGGTAGTGGCGAGACCCCAAACTTCCGTAACCTCACCTGTTAATCCGCAGCCTGTCCGAACAATATCGCCCTTTAATACGATCATTTCCCCTCCCCCCTTACCTGGGCGATTAAGATGTGATACAATAGACCTGAAAATATTTTGTAATGCCTGCGATTCCCCGGCTCCTAACCCGGGGGATCGCTTTTTTGATGCGTCAGCCGCATCTCCCGGAGCCGAACGGGTTTACTGTTCGACGCCGGGAGACAGGGCTGATTGCCCTGTTATATGGTTTTCCCATTGATTTTTCGATGCTCGGGATTTAGAATAGAACCCAAGAGTTGATTGAACCAATGCTTTAAAGATGCTCGCCCTGCCCGGCGGGCATTTTTCATTTCTGCCTCCGCGAAAGCAATCATTTTATTGAGATAGTGAACCCCGTTTATAAAACTCTCCGGTTTGACCATTCGCTCGGGATCTCTGACGATGAGCATTAAATTATGTTCAGCAGCTCGTCCGGCTGCCCGTGCTTGCTCTATCAATACTTGCCTTTCCATAGTGATCCTCCTAACACGCGAAGCGCATTTGTATGGCTTTGAGAGCGATTTGGGTATTCTGCTTGTCCAACCGATCCATATCGGAGAGATGGACCTTGTGCCGTTCATTAAAAAGATGCAGGGCCAACGCAAGCATAAACTTTTCGGATGTCGCCCAACCCTTCGATGCCTTTTTCAGCCCCTCAATATCGATCGTGCATTCTTGAAAATCGAAATGAGTGAGCAGGTATTTCTGCAACTTGTGATGATTGAGAAAAATGTACAATGTACCTCTCCAGTAACGATCTTGTTTCAGTTCATTTGGAATCATGAAACATCACCTTTCAAGATAAGTTAAGCGTGCTTGTTTTATTTTTTGATCTCTCCATCTTTCTGTTGCTCCCTACGAATCTTGATTCCTTTGGCTAGAAGCTTCACAAAATCGCGTTCGTACGGTTCAAGTGCTCGGGCTGGCATTTCAATCCCTCCTCATTTATGAATGAATTGATTTCATTCTCCAATCGCTCAATTTCCGAGTTTAAATCGGCGGGATCAATCCCGATCCGATTTAAACGTTCGATGATTTCAGCAAGGCTGTTCATGTTGGCCTCCTTCACTGTCCAGATGCTAAAGCCTCAAGCACATCCTCCGGAATGTTTTCTTTATACTTAGCCAGCGCTAGTTTCTCATAGGTCAATGACGTGACTGGTGAAAGCGCAGAAGCTAGTGCTCGATTGACTTCATCCGAAGGCGGTGGCTTCAGCCCTCTGGAAATTTTACTTAGGTAAGATGGAGAAACATTTCTATTATGAACCTTGCATCGTTCAGCGATTTGTTGGTAAGACCATCCACTCTCTTTAATGGCTGAATGTAAAATTTCTGAGTATTTCATCTATAACACCTCCAATCGTTTAGTTTTTAGTGAACGATGACGTTAAGTAAATAGTAAACGGTAAAATCGTTCCAGTCAATACTAAAAAGTGATTTATTTTGTTGACTTTTTAGTGAAACGAAAATACAATAAATATCAAATGAAAGGAGTGTCTCGATTGAATTACTATGAGTTGCTGAGGAGCTACATTAAAGATTCAGGATTATCTCTATCCGTAATCTCCGAGAAGCTTGAACAATATGGATACAAGGTTAGCAAGGGATATATCAGTCAATTACAAAATGGCAAAACGGAGAACCCAGCAACCGAAGAATTGAACAGAGCACTCGCCGCTGTAACAGGTGGAGATGTTGAACAACTACTCACCGCTGCTCTAATTGAAAAAGCTCCCAAAGAAATTAAAGAAAAGATAGCAAAGCTTAACTACCTAAAGGAATTGAAGAGAGATCTTAATAAAGCTTTAATCATTGAAGATACGCCAGCCCAATATATAGCTGAAAATCTTGTGAAGGTTCCACTGCTCGGATCGATCGCAGCTGGGCAGCCGATTGATCGTATTGAGCTGATTGAAGACGTCGAATACATAAATAAGTCTGTTGTAAGAGGACAGGAAGCGTTCTGCTTGCGAGTCAAAGGGGATAGTATGATTGGCGACAATATTGCCGAAGGGGATATTGTGGTTTGTGTAAAGCAAAAAGAAGTCACATCCACGGATATTGCAGTCGTTGCGATCGAAGGCGAAACTGCAACAGTTAAAAGAATCAAATGTGAAGGGAATATCTGCATTCTCATGCCTTCTAACCCTCGGATGCAGCCGACTATTGTTGATTCATCAAAAGTCGAGATCATTGGTAAAGTTGTTGAATTGCGCAGAAGATTTTAATTGCGCTGTACACTTTCATCCACTGGAAAGGAGGTGAAAAACAACATGGCTCTTAGAACAAACGAGAACTCAAGGTTATTGAAAATATTGGAGGATGAGCCGCAGAAAAGAGGAATTTTGGAAGGGAGATGCAATATGGTAGAGCTCGAAAAAGGGGATTTAATTGAAGCTATCGGATATATTCGCGTTAGCAACAATGTCAACGGATTTTCAGAACAAGCTCAGTTAGATGAAATTAAGTCTTTTTGTAAATTGAAAGGTTATAATCTTGTGGATGTTTTCGATGACATTGGCCGGTCTTTAGAATTTGTTCAACAAAGGCCTTCAGTCAAGATATTCGTGACAAATGATCTTTCCAGAATATCACGAGATAAGTCGGAGTTTATGGCTATACGTGAGGCGTTTGAAAAATCTAATGTTACCATTTGTACAACGTCGTCAAAGAAAATTGATTTTGATGCACCCGACTGGAAGTTAATTAACATGTTCACAGAATAAGAGGTGCATAAGAATGGTTGTTAAAAAAACAAAAGTTGAGATTATTGAGGCTGTTGGTTATATCCGTCAAAGCGACGAACGTCAGGATAAAGAGGACATTTCGGAGCAAACACAGTTGAGAAAAATCGAGGCATTCTGTGATTTTAACGGTTTCAAACTAGTGAAAGTATTTAAGGATATTGACTATTCAGGGTTCCGCATAAAATACACTAAACGTCCTGGATTGATGGAAGCATTGGAGTTTGTTGAAAACAGGCCCACGGTTAAAAAATTCGTATTCTTCAACCTGTCCCGTCTTACTCGTTTGAGAAAGGATTTCCACTCTATCCATGAAAGATTAAAGACTTTAGGAGTCGATATTTGTTCGGCATCTGAAGCTGTGGATTTTAGTACAGCCAACGGCCGGTTTGTTGCAGGAATCTTAGTGGACATGAACGAGTATTATAGTGACAGCTTGAGCGATACAATGAATGAAACTAAAAGAACCAACGCCGAAAAAGGACGTTGGAACGGTGGACCAGCCCCATATGGTATGCTCAAGAAGAAAGACGGTTATGGATTTACTGAAGTTTTTGAAGTTAGCTATTATATCCGTAAAGGATTTCAAATGGCGAAGGACGGAAAGGGAACTTACCTAATTTCAAAATGGTTTAATACCCAAGGATTCAAAACAAGGACTGGCAAAGAATGGTCGCCTAGACGGGTACGGTATATGCTACAAAATCCGACCTACGCTGCTATGCAGAAATGGAAAGATAAGTATTATCCATTGCTAGAATGTCCTACGTTTGTTTCCTGGGATGACTTCTGCTACATTCAATCAACATTGTTTGGTGAGAGTAAAGTCTGGAAAGGGAAACAACGGCAATTGCTCTCTTCTATTCTGATTTGCCCAATATGTGGATCGAGGATGCACTCAAGGTATTTTAACACCAGAAATAATCGAAAATATGTATGTAGCCGTAAAATCGAAACAGGAAAATGTAAAAGTCCGAACCTTGATCAAGCCTCGCTGAACGCTGCTGTCATTAGCCTTTTAGGCAGAGTTGCCGAGGAAAAATTCGAACCGGCTCATATTTTGCCTGAACTCGCAGGGACTGAAGACAAAAGTCTAAATTCCGTTCGTAAACTTCAGGATGAACTACAAAATATCGAGCGCGCCGAACAACAAGTATTTGACGACTATTACCTCCATCAAAAGATTAATGAAGAACAGTACAACAGCATAATTAGAAGATACGAAAAGCGTAAACAAGAAATACACCAGCTGCTGGATAAAATCCCGTTGCCGGTGTCCAAATCCTATGGGGATTATGACGATGTCCTAAAGGATTTTGCAGAAGCTATTGAATTTCTTGAAGACGATGACAAAAGGAGATCCGTCGAGCTCCTTGTCGAGAAAATTGTACCTGGCGAGCCAACGCTGGTACATTTTAAGTGGGGCGAAGTTAAAGAAATTGTACCCACAGAGACAAAGAAATACAAGTCCAAATTGATAATTTATTAA